TTAATATATCTGAAATTAATTTACTTTTTTCTGACATTTATATACCGCCTAATTTACCGCCTGTTAAATTTTTTTGTATTTGTTTTAATTCTTCTATGCTTTTTCCTTTTAAATCTTTAGTTGTTAAATTTGTAATTTCTTTTTTTAAATTTGTTTTTTCTCTATTATCTCTGTCTATTTTAATTTTTTTATAAACTTCATATACATGCCTTAATGCGTCTGTATCGTTATCTAATTCACTTATTGGTTTTTGAAGTATTTCGTTAAAAGTAATTCCTAATTCTTTAGCTTTATCTTCTAATTCTTTTTCTACCGCACCTATTCTATCAATAGCGTTTTTTTCTATTGAAATTAATGTTTTTCTTAAATTTTCTCCAGTTCTTGCTTGATTTAAGTTTCCTTGTGTTGCTTGTAAAAAAGCTACTTCTTGATTAGAAATATTACCTAATGCACCGCCTGTTTTTGACCTTTCTCTCATTGTTGCTAACCTATCAAAACCAATATTTGATTTAATAGTTTCAAGTTGGGTAGATAACTCTAAAGCATCAGTATATGGTAGAAAATTTATAAAAGCTCCAGCTCCAGTTGCTGGAACTAATCTAGCAAGAGGATTGCTTTCAGTTCCTTGCCTATCAATTATATTAATTGCGTTACTTAAAGCATCTATTTGTGGTCTTGCTAATGTTTCTGTTGTTCTTATTCTGGCTGAATCTGCTGACTCTCTATCTTTAGCTTCTATAAAAGCCTTACTGCCCTCAACATTAATAAATTCCTCACTACCATCAGTATATCTAACAAATTTTCTTCCGTCTTTATCAGGTTCACTTTCAAAGTCTATTATTTTTTTATTATTTTTAGGGGTTTCTCCTAATTCACCACCTGTTGATGATATTTGATTATTAGTAACTTTTCTAGCTGGTGTTCCGCTATCAGAAACTGACCCTAACTGACCTCCTGTCGCAGCAAACATACCTAAAATATTTCTATTTTCATTAATAGGTGTTTGTTGTAAATTTATTTTATTTCTTACTTCAGTCATTTTTGTATTAGCAAAATTAGGACTTGCTATCATTTGTTGATATTCAACTATATTTACATCATTTGTACTTAAATTATATGTATTTAAAAATTGTTGATGTTCTTTTTGTAAATTTGATAAACTTTGTTTGTTATTTCCTAATAATTTTAATGCAACATCAGTTGGTAAATCAGTAGGTATACCTCTATCTGTAAATAATTGATTTAAAGCCTGTTTTTGTTTTTGTTGTTCATTCGCTTGTTTGTATGCTAACATAGGTGCAGCTAATCTTAAACCGCCTTGTGGTGTTGTAGAAGGAGCAGCTTGTTCTTGTAAGGCAGCAGCAAAAGCTAATAAACTTTGACTATCTAAATTACCTAATAGACCGCCAATACCTTTTTTTTCTTTTCCTATTGTTCCTAGTTGACCGCCTGTTTTATTTTTATTTACTAACAAACTCATATTTTACTCCTAAAGACCTTTTAATATACTAAGTAAAGTTGCTGTATTTGATAAAGCCTGTGCATTTTTATTTTCATACAAAGGTTGACTTGTTGTTCCGCCACCACCTGCAGCAACATTAAGATTTCCTAAGAAAGTTCCTAATCTTTGTTGTGGTGCAGCTTGTAAAGCATCAAAACGAGCTTTATTAGCTTCAATTTGTCTTTGTGCTTGTTGTTGTCTATCTAAACCAACTGCTGCTAATCTTGCATAATCAGTAAAATCTTGGTTAGCAAGAGCAGGTACATTAGCTAACATAGCGTTTTGCCTTTGTCTTTCGTTTTCATAATTTTGCATTAATGGTGTTGCAAGTGAACGAGCTAATACATCTTGATTAGCACCAGAACCTAGACGACCTGCACGACTAAATCTGCTTTGTACATCTTGTGTAATTGGGTCTAATACAGCTTGTTGAAAATAAGGATTATTGCCTGATAAAAAATCACCACGCAACGTGCTTAAACCTAATGATTGACCTTCTCTTGTTATAGGGCTTCCAGATAATGCTCTATTTCTTTGCAAGTTCATAGCCATTTGTTGTTCTGGACTAAAACCTGCTACTGTATTTTCTGGATAATAACCAAAACCAGTACCTGTACTATACAATCTTTGTGCTTCATTTGCTCCATAAGCTAATTGCGGTAATACATACGAAGGAGGCAACTGTGTTGTTGTCTGTACTCCTGTTTGCTCTGATCCACCTAAACTCATTATATACTCCTCATTGATATTGTACCTACTTCTTTATAATCTTTTACTTTTGACCACCCTTTGCGACCAATTATTTGTGCGTTTTTACAACCAATAGATTTTGCCCATTCGCAAATAGGTTGTTCCATTTCTTTTAATTCTTCTAAATCACCACCTGCTAACCAAAATCGTATAGATTTAAAGTTAGGGTATGTTACTATCTCCGTAACACAAGCACTCTTTTGACCAGTCCAAAGTTGTGCATCACCTCGTGCTATTGCATAGAATACATCTTTTTCACTATGAGAATCAATACCTCTTTTTAATGCGTCTAAAATATACTTTCGTGACTTTAGCCACGATTGTTTATCCAATGATGATGTATTCATATTGTCTTGATGTTCCACTATTATTATGCGTAATCGTAAAAGAGCCGTTTGTTCTAGCTGATATAAATAATGCTGTTAGTTCTGCAGCAGCGTTTGCAGACTTAGGCATAAAAGTTATAACGCTATTTTCTCCTGCACGAACATCATTTACTGTTGTCGTAGCAGAGGAGGTTTGCAGTGTAACACTACCAGTAGAGTTTATTCCTCCGTCTAATATACGATTAACAACTTCAGCAACTTGTCTAGGGTTGCCACCTTGATGAGCTAATCGTTTATACTGGTTGTCAGCCATTATCTTTTACCTGTTGTTTTTGCCTCTATTTCGACACCTTGAATATACTTCCAAGTGCCTGATACATTTAATCTTATTTTATGATACCTACCTTGATTTGACCTAACATTGCAATATCCATCAGCATTTAATGAACTTGCTGTACCAAAACTATCTTCATCTACTTGTCTAAGTCTTGATGATACTTGTGCGGTAATACTAGGTGTAGTACCTCCTACTATTTCTACATAAGGTATAACATTGGTTATAACACTTGCTCGACCATTAGATGTATCTAAATCAGCAGTTTCTATCAGTGCTTCTTTATTTATACCACTAAAGGTGTGTAACTTTTTATCTTTAGCACCACCAAATATAAATTGACCACCTATATATATTGATGAGTCAAGTGATGCAGGTAAGCCATCAAGTGATGTGCTAATGCTGTCTAATTCTTCTAGTGTATAATTAATAGTCATAAATGGTGATATAAGTTCACAATCTAATTCTGCATACGACCATCTTTGTAACGCATAATTATATATTAATAGTCTGTCAGGCGTATCATCATTAGAACTACCTGATGTATATGACCACACAACTATTTGTTCTGTAGGGTCAACAGCAGTAGATATTCTGCCTTTGTTTCGTATAGTAAAATCATCAAAGAAAAAACGATTTACTTTTTCTGCACCTATTGGTGTACTTCTTTGTCCGTCAAATTGATAAAAACCATCATCTGATAAATAAAATACAGTTTCACCAACATTTGCTACTGAGTTAGGATAGTTACAACCAAACCCTGTTTGCACTTTGTCAAATTGGAATATAAGAGGTGTACCAACATACGAACCACGCACAATACCTCTTTCACACAATATAGTTGCATATTCACCACCAACGATACCTGTTATATCACCCATATCAAATATATCTTGTATATCAGATTGGTCTGTACCTATTGTCCAACCAGTGTGTGACGCTAGAGAAGAAAAATAAACACGATTAGGATAAGCTGTACCGCCATATTTAACATTGCCAGTAAATACAAAGTCACCAACAACTGCAATATGTTTAGCAGCAGGGCTACCAGATATGTCAGCAAAAGCAGAACTTGTGCCATTATCATATACTTGCAATATATTGTTGTGTCCTGATGCACCTATAACAAAACCACTAAAGTCTATAAACTTCCATATATCTTCATCACCTAATGATGTGTAGTTACCTGCTTTCGATATATTTGTTAAGTTAGAATTAGATTTAGTAAACTCATATAATTTTGTTACGTCACCTGCAAATATTTTAGGATCACCGCTATCGTCTTTAGCTGCAAAGATACCTCTTAATCTATTGTCGGCAGCATTACTGTATTGCGATAAATCTTGTAAGCCACGATAACCTCGTGCAGCAGGAATAACATTTTTTGCAGTTGTCACTCCGCTAGTGTTATCAGGCTGGTCAGGCAACCATTCTCCAAAAGGTGTATTCATTGCCATTATTTATTCTCCATATACACTTCGCATTTCTAAACCAACACCATAACTACCTTTTTCATCATCTACTCTGATTTGTTGTAATATAGTTTGTATTAATGCTTCATATTGTGTTGCTCTTTGTTCGTCTAACAAAAACGTATAAGCGTGAAATAAGCTCGTATAGAGGTATAAATCAGGATAGCGTGTCAATATAGTATTTGTAGTGTTACTGTCGCTAAGAGAGCTTACAGAGCCTTTATACGTTAGTTCTATGTTATAGGTAGAGTCAGGTATTGGTGCTAAAAATAAATTTTCACCAATGACACTATAAACTTTAGGACAGCCAGTTGCTGTAGTTGCATATTCTTTTTTTACTTGTAAGGGTGATAAAAACCTTAATGTTACTCTTGGATTATTCATAATTTTTACATTACGAATAGTACGCATATCGCTTGGCAAAGATACATAAGCATTGTCTGCTGTAGTTGTCAGTGTTGTTCTTGTGTCTTGTGAACGTGTTTCTAATTCACGAGATATACGACTTTCAGCTAAGTCAATAAAATCATCTATTTCATTTGTTAAATCATCTCTTGCTAAAAAATTAGCAATAGCTGTTTTAAGTTCTGCGTAAGTAGATATTGCCATTATATGTTACCGCCACCTGTTCTAAAAAATTTGTTGTCTGGATCGTTGAGCCATCTAGCCCATGCTTTTTTATTATGTTTTGGGTCTCCAAGTTTTGTTTTTAATTCAAAATACAAATTTGAAGGAATTTCTGCAATTTGTCTCATGTGTTTTTGACTACCAACTAAGTTATAAGGTTTGTAATCAATATCTAAATTTTTTGCTTTATCTATAATATGTTTTGTTTCTTGTTCAACAGTTACATAATGTTGACCATCATTTCCCCCATGAAAATATGTAGTTTTTTTCTGAATAGGGTCATATCCAATAATTTTTTTTGTCATTACTTTCTCTTGTTTGTAGGGAGATGTCCGAAGACACCTCCCATTTGTAGACTAAGATGTGCTTAGGTCTGTAACCATAGCGTGTGCTTTAGGTGCTGTTGGAACAAATGTCCATTCAGAAACTATTGCAAACTTAGTTGCGTCACCTGTAGGTGCTACATCTGATACAGAAAATAGTCTATTCGGTAATGAACCAACTGAATAATGGTCACTATCTAATAAGAATATTGTATCATTGAGCATTTGCCTATCTATTGTAACATTTAACTCACCAAAGTCAGTCAGATACATTGACACACTTCCAATAATAGCTATTTCTCTTGGTGCTGTATATTGTAATTGTGCTGTTGCAACTGAACCACTTGATAAGTCACTAAATGCAACTTTATTAGCAGGGGAGACAACTAACATGTCAGGTTGACCACCGTCATCATACGCTAGTTTCATTGCAGCATCTATTTTTGCTAAAGTAAGAGCAGCGTTAGTACCAGCTTTGTCAGAAACATCACTACCATCACCTGTTGGTGTTGTAGATGGTGATACAAGGTTTACATTAGTTATAAATGAACTAATTTTACCTGCTTTTCTTGGGTCTGATGCTGAACGAGCCTCATTTTTACATAATGCTTTTTCAATGTCTCTACGTTGTTCTAGTCCTTTTAGAACCTTAACATAAGCTGTTTCTTTATCTCTACCAGCTTTATCTACTACATCTAATGTACCAGATACTGATGCTGCTTGTACTGAGATTTGATGATAATTACCAAGTCTGGTAGTTACAGTTGGATTGACATAAGAATAGTCTGCTCCTTCTGCAACATAGTTATCATCAGCTGCTGCTGTAAGTTCTTGAACTTGCCATTCGTGAAATACGCCTGATGTTGTTACTTTTTTGCCATTAGAAAATATTGGTGTTTCTGCTGGGTCAATACGAGTAATTACATCTGACAAATCTTCTCTTTCACCGATAGCATTTGCGGTTTTATATGTTGCCATAATTAACTCCTTTAGGGTTATGTGGATTTTTGTAAAAGATAATCAACAGCCGAATCCATGCTACCTGTTGATTTTAGTTTTTTAAAGGCTTTATCAACCTTAGTTTTATTCAAGGAGTTTTTACTAACAAGTTTTTTACCAGATTTTGTCATCTTTGGTGCTTTTCTAACTTTCTTCTGAACAAGAGGTTTCTCATTTTGAAGTTGGTCAAATAAGTACGCTTTACGCATAGTAACAATAGCTCTATGGTCTGAAGCCTGATTTAGTTCTTGATCTGTAAATCCTGCTCTTTTTGCCCATGTTACCATATTAGCCTTTTCAGCTTCAGCTTTCTTTGCATCTTTCCATTCAGGAATTGCCTTTACTAACTTTTGTTGCTCTTGAGCCAAGTGTTTTTGAAACTCTACTTGTTGTTCTTGAGCTTGTTGCTGTGCTATTTGCTGCTGTGCAGCATTAACTTGTGCTAATTGTTCTTTTTTATCACGCCAATCATCACGTTGCTTTACATATTCTAATGGGTCATCTTGATAAAGCTGATCCCAATATTCTTTAGTAGGCTCGTTAGATGTTTGTGATGTCAACTGTTGGTTTAACTGTTGTAATCCTTGTTGCAGAGCTTGACGCTCCTGTAAAAGTTCTGCTTGTAACTGTTCAACTTCTTTTCTTTGACTAGCTACCTCAGTTGTCTTTTTTGTATAATCAGATTGTCTTGAATATCCTGCAGCTAGTTCATCAAGGGTAACATCTTGTTCTTCACCATTAATTTTAACAGTAAAGTATTCTTGTTCCTCGTATTCCTCAGCTTCATCTTCAGATACTACTTCTTCATCTAATTCTTCCGATACATCTTCCTCAACAGCTTCAAGTGCCTCATCAGGTTCTTCACTTGTTGGTTCTTCTGTATCTGTAACATCAGGGGTTTCTTCAACCTCTGATTCTGGTTGTGCCTCTTGATTCGGTTGTGGATTATCTTCTGATTCCTGCCTGTCAAGAAGTAGGCTTGTGGCTTCCGCCATGTTGATAGGTTCGTTCCCTGTAGGGTTATCGTCTGTCATGTTTTTCTCCTGTTAGACTGCTTACGCTTGGTCTTATTTAGTTAATTGGTCATTAGCTAACTTGCCAGTGATGACCACACTTTCTATATGTTGCTTAACAGTTTGTAAGTTTTGCAACATCATAAAAATTTTTTCACGAGCTTCGTTTTGATCTACAGAAGAATTTGACCATGCGTCATGGTATTGTTTTTCAAGAAAATCAAAAGTCTCGATAAGAATTTCGTTTCGTAATAGAGCTTGTGCTTTTTCACCTCTATCTATGTTTTGTCTTAATTTACCTTCGTTTTCCATTTTTTCTCCTTTTTAATTATCCATATAATATTGCATCAAGTTGTTCTTCTGTGTAACCTTTTTCTAGCAATGATGTTTTTTCTGCGTCTGTTAGGAATAAATCTTCATTTGTTGTATTAGAATAAAGAATATTACCCAATAAGCCTGCAGTTTCAGGGGTTGCTTGTTGTGCTGCAGATGTTAAAGCATTTGCTGAAGTTTCATCTAAACCCATTAATAAATATTGATTTTTTACATCATTTTCNGAANNNGCAGGTANTNTAAAATCTTTCATGTTAATAGTATCTTCATCATTAGCTACTGCTTTTAATGATAATAAATTTGTTCCTTTAATAATATTATCGGCAAGAGCATTGCCATCATTACCAACTTGCCCTGTATAATAAAATCTAGAAATATCATCAGTTGTATTTATAATATCGCCTGTTTCAGGGCTATAATTTAATCTATCATTAACTGTTTGTTCGCTTTCTTGGTCACCAAAAGTAATACTTAATGGGTCACGATTACCTGTTTGTGTTAAAATATCACCTTCTGTTTTTAAACCATAACCACTAGCAATAGTATTTATAGCAGCACCAATACCTTGTGATATTGCTGATGCTTTATCAACATTACCTTGTTTAAATTTATCACCTTCCATTCCAAAACTTTCACTTGTTTCAGAACCTAAGTCAAAACCACTAAAACCTGTTTTATTTGATGG